CCTGGTCAACATACACATATGGGACATTTTATTCCATCAGAAATTAAAGTAGGTGATGAGGTAGTTTTACCTACTCAAGGATTTACTAAAGTAGAACATAATGGTGAAGAATATTATGTAGGACCAGAAAGTCAAATACTAGCAAGAGTTAAATCAACAGTTGCAGATGTTTTAGCTGAAACAGAACCTCTTGAAGAAAGTGAATTAATTAGTGAAGAAGAATTTAATAAATTAGAAAATAAAGACAATGAGTAAAATTATAGAATTTGGCCCTGAGGGGAGAGAAAAATTAGTAAAGGGTGTTGATACATTAGCAGATGCTGTAGTATCAACTTTAGGACCTAATGGTAGAAATGTTGTTATTTTTAAAGGAGTAGCACAAGCACCACAATCAACTAAAGATGGAGTTACAGTAGCAAAATCAGTAATACTTAATGATGCAAGTGAGGAATTAGGTGTTGTTTTAATTAAACAGGCAGCTGTAAAAACAGCAGATAAAGCTGGTGATGGAACTACTACATCAACTTTGTTAGCTAGAGATATGGTAGTAAATGGATTAGATGCTTTAAATAATAATGAGAACGCAGTTCAAATTAAAAGAGATATTGATAAAACAGTCCAACAAGTTATCAGTAATCTAAAAAATAATATATCAGAAGATATATCAGAAGAGGGCCAATTAGAACAAATTGCAACCATCTCATCAAATAACGACCCAGAAACCGGAAAGTTAATTTCACAAGCAATTGAAAAGGTAGGATTAGAAGGTGTAGTACACATTGAAGAATCTAAAACTGGAGATACTTACCTTGAAACAGTAGAGGGTATGCAGTTTGATAGAGGGTTTAAATCACCTTATTTTGTAACTGATAACAATACAATGCAAAGTGTTTTAGATAATCCTGCTATATTAGTTATGGACCATAAATTAAATTCTGTAAAAGAATTATTACCAATACTAGAAGCAGTATCGTCTCAAGGTAAATCATTATTGATTATAGCAGAAGATATTGATAATGAAGCATTAGCTACTTTGATTGTAAATAAAATGAGAGGTACAATTAATGTATGTGCTGTAAAAGCACCTGATTTTGGTGATAGACGTAAATTAGTTTTAGAAGATATTGCAATCACAACTGGTGGTAAAGTATTTGATAAACAAAAAGGAATGAAACTAGACAAATTTAGTTGGGATTGGTTTGGTGAAGCAAGAACAGCAACAATAACTAAAGAACAAACAACAATAGTAGATGGAAAAGGAGGAGCAGAAGCAATTGAAGCACGTGTTGAAGAACTACAATCGCAAATCGAAAAAGCACAAACCCCGTACGAAACCGAACAACTCCAAGGAAGATTGGCAAAATTCGTGGGAGGAGTAGCAATTATTCACGTTGGTGGGTATACTGAAACTGAAATGTTAGAGAAAAAAGATAGAGTTGATGATGCATTACATGCAACAAAAGCTGCTATTGAAGAAGGTATAGTACCAGGAGGTGGAGCTGCTTTATTGTATGCATCTTCAGGAATTAAACCTGAATCAACAGGAGCAAGGATTGTAATTGAAGCATGTTCAAAACCATTTAATCAAATTTTAGTTAATGCTGGTTATAGCGAAGTTAAAGGCCAAATATTAGCTGATAAATTAATTAACTCAGGTAATGATACATGGGCTGGATATAATATTGAAACTGAAAAAGTTGTTGATATGAAAGAAGCAGGTATTATTGATCCAACCAAAGTAACAAGGTTAGCATTAGAAAATGCTGCTTCGGTTGCAGGAACAGTATTATTAACTGAATGTACAATTACTCAAGACAAAAGTAGTATTGAGGAAAAAATGAAAATCTTACAGGATGCTACAACTGGAAATCTTGGTAATAATCAAGGAAGAGCGGTTGGAGAATTTTAAAAAGATTCGTATATTATAGATATGAGTAAAACACAAATAAAAGAAGAAAACATTTTGATCGCCAGGAGAGTACCTCCTGGTGACAAATGGAGATTAGTTGCTAACGAACCAGATGGTCAAGTACATCCAACTCTAACAGACACATTAGAGGCATATATGACTAAAACTGGGTTTAGAGGTGAATACAGATTAGCACCATTAAAAAGTGAATTATATGCTGTTTCAACTAAAGAGGAAAAAATAGAAGAACCAAAACCACAACGTTATTCAATATATGGAGAATACTAATAGTTTACTTAACGAGAAGTACAGACCAACAGAACTAAAGGATTATGTGGGTAATGGTAGTTTAAAATCTACTATAGCAGCACAATTGTATAATAATGATATACAAAATTATTTATTTTATGGTCCTGCTGGTACTGGGAAAACAACATTAGCTAAGTTAATTGTTAACAAACTTGATTGTGATTATCTTTATATCAATGCCTCTGATGAAAGGGGTATTGAAACTATTAGAGATAAAGTATCTGGGTTTGCTAGTGTAGCATCTTTTAAACCCATTAAGGTGGTTATTTTAGATGAGGCAGATTTCCTTACTATACAAGCTCAAGCTTCTCTACGTAATATTATTGAAACCTTCTCACGTACAACAAGATTTATTTTAACCTGTAATTATATTGAACGAGTAATAGATCCTTTACAATCAAGGTGTCAAACATTTAAAGTTGTCCCTCCAACTAAAAAAGAGGTTGCAGTACATTTAGCTAGTATTTGTGATAAGGAAAGCATAAGTTATGATCCAACTGCCATTGGTAAAATTGTAAATAAGTTCTATCCGGACTTACGTAAAATGCTTAACACTATCCAGTCAAGTAGTATTAAGAACAGATTAGTATTAGATGATTCTTTACTTGTAAGTACTAGTTACTTGTCTGCTATTTTAGATGAATTAAAAAAATCAAAACCTAAATTTAATACAATTAGACAAATCATTGCTGATTCAAATATTGATGATTTTGAAGAAGTATTTAGGTTTTTATATGATAAAGCTGACGAATATCTTCCTGGTAAAGCAGGTACAGCCGCTTTTCTAATTAATGAGCATCAATACAAAGCTAATTTTAGAATTGATAAAGAGATAAATATAATGAGTTTAATTAATAATTTAATAAATAATAAGTAAAAAATGGAAGCACCAAAACAACCAAACATTGATTTGAAATCAACTGAAGGGATGAAGAATTCTGAAGGTGGAAGTATCTTTAAATCAGGAGTTATTTTAAGAAAAATTTCTAAATTCGTAGCAGGAACAGACAACGATGCAATTATGCCTATTCCTATTTTCTATGATCCAACAACTAATAAAATATTAGGTGAAGGGTTACCACTAGAATTAAGAGATGAACTTAAAGATGAAATAGTATAATGAAAAATGTATTTGATTGGCTTAAACAAATTAATTCAATCAAATCTGAACCAGACTCCTTTTCTGATAAAGATTGGGATGTCTGGAACAGCTATATGGTTCATAGGTTTTTATCTATGAATCCTGACTATTTAGAATTAGTAAATGAGGCACAAAAAATAATGCCTCAGAATAAGAAAGAAATATATTCAATTTATAGAGAATATATTCCCAAAAATAATAAATGGAACAAGTATGTTAAATCATCGGTTAAAAAATCAAACCCTGAATTACTTGAACATTTAAGTCGTTATTGGGAATGTTCTAAAAATGAAGTAAAAGAATATATGACTCTGTTGGATACCAAACAAATCCGTCGTATATTGGAGACATTAGGATTTGAAAAAAAAGAAATAACTAAATTAATAAAATGAGCAAATTAGTAGAAATGTTACGTACGTCTGCAGAAGCAGATAAAGCCAAAGCACTTTTGTCACTTGAACTATTAGGTGATAAAGCAGCTGGTATTGGAGACCATTCAACTGAAGACTTTTATAAGAATGCTGAAGAAGCACTTGTTAAATTAGTCGACGCAGATGATAGACTAGAAGCCTTAGATAAGTATTATAATTCTAAGGGACTTCTACATGGGTGATTCAGTTAAAAAATACATGGAGACTTTAGAAGAAAGAATCAACAGCGGAGGCCATTTTGCTGCTAATGCTGTTCAACAATCAAAAGCTATGAGCGATAGAGAAATTATGAATTCAAAATACGGAAAAAATAAAAAAATAAAAGGATTTATTGAAGATGAAATAAATCAAACAATTACTATTTTTGAAGAAGAATATCCTGAATTATCTAAAGAATTTAAACAAATTCAAGAAGAAATGTATGAAATGTTTGCTCGCAAACATATGGATTATGGTTTAAATAATATAGCATTAGGTGGAGATATCCTTAATAATAAAGAGGATAAAACATTTTCACTTACTGGATTATGTATTAGACTTACAGATAAAATTTCACGTCTTAAAAACCTATTAATTAATGGTAGATCATTTGTTAAAGGTGAAGGTATGGAAGACACATTTATTGACATTGCCAATTATGGAATAATCGGTCTTTTAGTAGGTCGCGATAAATGGAAAAAATAGTTTGGCTAAAAAGGTTCCGCATATTGTAAGGGAGATTAGAAATAATCCTCCATCACCAATTAACTTCGCATTTCAGAAGAATATATCTTATTCTCAAATGTCGATCTTTAGGGGATGTCCTCATAGATGGAAATTACAATATAAAGATAAGATTAAAAAGTTTACTTCATCAATTCACACTGTATTTGGAACAGCAATACATGAATCAATGCAATATTATCTAGATTATGCTTATGATAAAT